AACGTCGACTGCCTCGTGCGTCTTGCACCAGATCTCGTCGATGTTGGGGAGATACGTGCTCCACGACTTGTACGCCCACTCGGCATTGGGGATCCAGACGTTTTTTGCAGCGTACGTGAAGAGAGATGGGTTCAAAACTTCAAAGAATACATTCACTTCGGCTTCCTCGCATTCGGGCTGGGCGTGATAAATTCGTCGAAACTTTACAGTCTCGTCTGCCAGTGCCCACACTCCCTGCAAAATATCCACGTCCTGTGCGAGTCCGGTTTGATTTCGGTGTGTGGAAACCAAGTTGACCCTCATTATCGTCTTCGTTGTTTAATAGTTCCTCGGATTTGACGAGGCATACGTTTTAGCGTTCTCGCACGGAGCCCCAAAATACGGAGATACTCGGAACGCTCCATCGCCTTCACGCAAGGATGAGGAACGATCGGTCGGTCTTTGAGCCACCCGAGCGGCTGCTCTGTCCATCGCCAAAAATCGTCAGGGTTCTCTAGCGTCGGAACTTCGTCAGGCAACTCTAGCTTCTCACAATAGTTCTTCATGTCCGAGGTACCGTAGCCGTAATTTACGTCAAACAGTTCATGACAGAATGCACCATATACTGGCTCGACGTTTCGCGTAACAGAGTTCCAGACGATCTTTTCGGCGGGACGGAAACTTTCGGCGTCGTAAACCAACAATCCTTTTGATGTTTTTGCATATATGGTACCCCGAAAGGAGCGAAACATTACTAAGATCGCACCTAAAAGAACGCCTTGAATTCCGCAGTCTTGGTGCCCTTGACGTCGACGTTGATGGGGTTGCTGATCGGGGTTGGGAAGTCGAGGACCTCGCTGCGGTTGTGGAGAAACATGTTAATACTACCAAGAACATCGTTTACGGAAAAGGCCAGAACTCGCTCGTTCAGACCCTCGAGCTCCTCCTTCTCGCGACCCGGAATGTTTCCAGCGTACTGGAGGTAGTACGAACGCATTATGGTCTTGAGTTCGTCGGGGCGTTGGGGGTCGATCACGTGCTGCTTTCCACTCTGGAGCCACACCCGGTAGCGAAGCTCTCCCTGAATATACTGCAGGTTCTCCTCCGAAAAGAATGCCTGGTTGAGCGGTGTAGACGTATGAATGCGGATTGTGGCCTGCTGGTTAAAAGTTGAGCCATACGCGAGACGCGGATCGTCGTGGTGGGTTTCAAAGAGCCGAAACGCTTGGGTGGAACTCGTCTCCGGATCCGCGAGGTTGGGAACAAACCCAGAATGTTTGGGGGCGTTGGGAACCGCAGTGTCAATATAGTACTTTGCAAGGTCGTCCGTGCGAAGGGGGTACAGTTCGCCGGCTGCAGAGCTCATTATCTACTTGGCCGGGATATTTTCGCCCTTCATTTTACTTATGTCTGGCTCCTTTACGATAATCTCGAGAGCGAACGAGGCTTGTGAGTTCACGTTCATTATAGGCAGCCATTGGTCGTTTGCAAAGGTTCGGCTCTGTAGGAACGAATAGGGAGCTGCCGCGTATTGCTGCAGGCACAAGGAAGACGTGGTGACGCTTAGTCCTGACCACGTCATAAACACGTTTGAGGCCTTGGGAACTGCCATAAACGAGGTTCCGTACCCCATCGTCGGAAAAATCGCCTGCGTCGAAAAGTCATTACTCAGAACATCCGTAACTAGCATTCCGTTGGAGAGGGCGTTGAAGAAAGCAGAGGTATAGGCTGTTCCCGAAGGATCCGACACAAAATGTGTGAGGGCCGGCTTGTAAAACTCAATCTCGTCACCCACTTGCAGATCCTTCCCAAAAAATACATTATTGTCGCCATAGGAGCCGGTATACGCCGGGTTCTGTGTAATGAAAAACTGCACCTTTCCGAAACTGAGGCCAGTCTGCAGCTGGATACCCACGATGCTCATCGTATCATTCTGTGTGAAGGTATCGCCTAGTGAACTTACCAGCTGCATGTCTGCGTTCGACAGCATTCCCATTGGCGGATCGAAGTGAAATGTCCGCTTGTCGTCCCAACAGTAAAAGTCGATAAATTGAGCGGGCATTGTGGAATTCATATTGTAGAACGATCTTTGCGACTGCACCAGTGTCGTGAACGAGTTCTGGACAGCTTGGGCACCCCCAAACTGCAGTCCGTTCAAATTATCTATATTCATGAGAATGTACGGCTTGTTGTGGAATCCCCCGGGGTAATAGTTTGTTCCCGCAAAGGCCGTTGGTGCGTAGGGAGACAGTGCACGCACCGGCAGAGTTGCTCGAATGAGACGGATGCTACTGACGTTCGAAAACTGTTTGGACGAACAGTAATTGTATGCGTGAACTGCGTACCTGTTGGGTTGGATGTCGATGCCGATCTGAGCACCGGCGGTCTGGCGAGGATCGTAGGCCGGGTAGAAAAACACGCGGACGGTAGGATCCGCATAGCTGAATGCTTGAGGGGAGTGAAGGAGGACTCCGTTTTGGTATACAATCTTCCAGCCATATACGGGATTGACGCTCTGTGTGAAGCGGTTCAGATAGGCAGGAGCTTCTACGCCGGGCGGAAACGGCTGGGGGCTGATGTTGGGGGTTGTCTGAATTGCGTTCAGAGCTCCCGTCCCGATCGGCGAGTTCAGTTTTGCGATGGTTGTTTCGTAGGCTGCCAGAGGTATGAAGGTATTGTTGAAATAGTAGGGTGTCTGGGGGCCGTTGATATCAATGTTGTTCTCAAACCCGAAATCAAAAACATTCGAATATGCGTTGGGTTGAACGGTCCAATCGCGATGAGCGGTATCAATGATGACTGTGTACATTTTGTCGACGGTATCCGGAACGTTCTGCACGGCGTGTTCGCGGTCGTCGCTGGGTGTTTCCTCGGTTATTAGAGCGTCACTATAGTCTGCACCCGCAGAATCGTTGCTTATAGGTTCTGCAGGTGTTTCGTTCGCATTCCGCGTGTCAAACATTGCGACCCGAGGGTCGTACTCGTAGTCATCGCGTGCTTCTTCGTCCGTTTGAGCAAGCAGGGACTGGTAAATAGCCCGACCGTTGTTCTGCATCCCGTTATACTTTCAGCAGGCTCAAATCCTTAAGCCAGAACTCGTGAGGGTACGTACGTGTCACGTCTGCGATTTCCGCATTTAGCTTGTCCAGTTCGCTCTGGTGCTTTCGAATGTTCTCCTCGGTAATGCTACTGAACGGCAGCTTCAGCAGATCCTCGATACATTCGAGTTCGTGGGATACAAGGATCTCGCGGCACTGGGCCAGACTCTTCTTGCGGAGATCGATAACATCCTCGCACATAAGCGTCAAGAACTTGACGACGCTGCGGTGCCACGGCAGCTTCTCGTTCAACAGGCGAAGCAGGTGTTCCTTTCGCTTGGCGTAGAGTGCGAGCCTCTCGCGAGCATAGTCTACGAGAATTTCGTTGGGCGTCGCGTACTTTTTGATCTTGCCAGTCGGATCAAAGGCGTGCATGTTGGACGTCTTGATCTTTTCCGACAGCCCGAACGTCTTTTCGATCGTGGCGATCGGCATGTCCTCGTAAAGGACGATTTCGAAATGCACATCAAGGTCCGTAGACGTATCTGCATAGTCCTTGACGATCTCCTTCTTCTCACAGTATGCGTCGAGCATCTGCTTGAACCCCGACGTCCAGTATCCCACCGGCAGGTCGCTGACAACAAGAGTCTTGGTCTTGGCCGTGTACGTGTATCGAGCCGTCATCACGTAGTCCGCCGACTCTTGCACGATGCGGCCCCCGAAATTGCGGTACCACGGAGACAGCGGAATTTCGAAGAGAATTGCGTCTGACTCCATTCCCGACACAAGCCACCGCGTGAGAACCTCCTTCAGTACGGTGGGGTTGTAGGACGGTATGAAGGTCGAGTATCCCGTACCGATACCACGGCAGCCGTTCACCAGCAGCATCGGTAAGACCGGGGCGTACCACTCGGGCTCGACCGACAGACCGTCGTCGTCGCGGTACTTGAGTATGCCCAGATCGTCCTGGGGCACGAGGTTCTTCAAGTAGGGCTGGAGGTAGGTGAAGATGTAACGGGAGGCAGCCGAATCCTTGCCGCCCTCCAGCCGCGTGCCGAACTGGCCCTTGGGAACTAGCCACGGCAGATTGTTGCTGCCCACAAAGTCCTGGGCCATGCCAATAATGGTTTCATTGAGCGACATCTCGCCGTGGTGGTAGCCCGAGTGCTCGGAAATGTAGCCAGCGAGCTGGGCGACCTTGACTTTCGACGTCAAGTTCCGCTTGAGGCATCCGAACAAGATCTTTCTCTGCGAGGTCTTCAGGCCGTCCATCACGTTGGGAATAGACCGTTCGAGGTTGTAGTAGGAGAAGTGGATGAGGTCGCGATGCACGAACTCGTCGTACGGCAGCTTTCTGTCTGCATGGGGCACGATAATGTTGGAGGCCGAATGCCCCTGCAGCCAGACCTTGCGATCGTCCGCCCGTGCCTTGTTGAACGCCAAGTCGACGGCCCCGTCGCTGTCGGGCGTGTAAGAGAACTCGGTGATATTGAGAGCCCCAAAGTACTCCTGTGCCTCGTCGCGGGTCGAAGTGCCAAGACCCTTGTAGTACTGAATCGCCCACCCCGTATTCGAAGCCTTCCACTGGTCGTACTCGTACTGTGTGTAGAATGTTTCCGTCTTACCCCCCTTCGTAGCCTTGACGATGGGCGTGGCCATGTAGGCTAGGAAACCGGGGATCTTCATGAGGTCGTGCCACAGCTCGTGGAATAGATTGACGAGCAGGCCGCGGATGTGTGATCCGTCGTAGTCCTGGTCGGTCATAATCAATACTCGGCCGTACCGCAGTCCGCTAGTGTCCTTGTACTCTTTGCCCGACTCGAGACCAATAATCTTTTTGAGCTCAGCAATCTCTTTGGCCAGCTCGACCTTCGAAGCACTGCTGTCCTTGACGTTCATGATCTTCCCCCGCAGTGGGAACACGCCGAAAGACTGACGCTGAGCCTTCGTAAGACCGCTGAGAGCCATGGCTTTGGCGGAATCGCCTTCGGTAAGGATGAGGGTGCAGCCGGAAGACTTGGTGGTGCCTGCCCATGCAGCATCCTCAAGCTTCGGGATGCCATAAATTCTGCTCTGCTTTTTTCCATCGGACTTCTTGTTGTCCTTGTCGTCTTTTTCTTTCTGAGCCACAACCAACGTATCCACCAGCTCCAGCTTGCTCTGGATCTTCTTCAGTACATCCTCTGGCAGCTTGCACGTCGAGCCAAACGCACTGCTCTTGGTGGTCAGCGTCTCTTTTGTCTGTGAATTGAATGCAGGGTTCTCGATCTGGGCCGTGACAAAGATCGCCAGGTTCTCCTTGACGAGTGACGGTTTCACTTTCAACTTCTTCTTGGTCTCAAGAAACTCCACGATGTGCGAAACGACCTGGTTAAGAATGTGGTCGACGTGCGTACCGCCCTTCGAAGTCCAGATGCCGTTGACGAACGACACCTGCAGAAATCCGTCGGTCGGCGTGTCGGCCACCGCGACGCTCCAGCGATCCGTGGTGTAATGCACGATCGGCGTCTTGACAAACTCGCCGGCGTATATCGCCAGGTCGCGGCACTTGACGAGCGTCTTGTTCCAGTACACTTTGACATCCTTGCCAACCGTCATCGCCAGATCGGTTGCTCTCCGGCGGAATATGCCCATCATGTCGGGAGTAATCTGCGTCATTCCAAACCGCTTGAAATCGGGCGTCCAGGACACGCTGACGTACGGCTTGCCCTTGACGCTTGTGATCTTGGGCGGTTTCACGACCGTCATATTGTCCTCCCATACCTGCACGTACTTCTTGCCCCGCACGCCGTCCACGAGGTCGATCGCGAGCTGGGTACTGAAGATGTTGGCCAGCTTCACGCCGTACCCGTTCTTGCCGCCCACGAGCTTCTTCTCCTCCTTATCGTAATTCGTCGAGGTCAACAGCTCGCCAAAGATGAGCTGGGGAACCCACACCTTGTACTCGGCGTGCTCGATGACATCAATACCGTCTCCGTCGTTCTCGACGGTCACGGTCGTGTCGGTAACGTCTATGCGAATATTCTTGACGGGATTTACACTGCCACGCTGTCGCAACCGCACGACCTGATCGTGTGCGTTCACGACAATCTCGTCAAACAGCTTGTAAAATCCGGGGTTGAACTCTGCGATGGCCTTCTGTGTGAATACTTCATCTTCGACGACGTACATGAGCTCCGAACAGTTCTGCACTGAGCCGACGTACGTGTCTGGCAGCTCCAGAATATGCTCGCGATGCGTGTGCTTCTTATACCCTGCCATTGTGTGCATTCCACCTCCCAGGAAGTGGCTCGGTTCGTTTTACACAGAAATGGACTAGATTCATAAATGCCCCCTCGAACCAAAAAGAATGTAGGAGCAGTGGCTGTCGGAGGAGACCCCAAACTACCTGCCTTGCCGCCCGTAATTTTCGTGCTAAAGGTGTCAAAGGAGTTTGTAGATTCCGTGCAGAACTCGGATAAGGCGACGTACCCGGAGCCGTCGAATGCCGATACGACAGTCGAGACCCGGCAGTACTCGGACATTTTGCGTGAGTCGCTGGGACATAGCCAACAGCGGTTTGACGAGGCAGTGATTCACGAACTTGTATCCAAACTACAATTTGTTCAAGAATACCCGGCGGATGCTGCCTGTTTTTGGTGCTGCCACGCATTCGCAAACCGGGCATTTGCAGTGCCCACACACTACGATACGCATTCGAATATTTATAGAGCCGAGGGTAATTTCTGTAGCCCCGAGTGCGGTCTTGCATACACGTATTCAGAAGGAAGACTGACGCAGAACGACAAGTGGCTCCGGCATTCGCTGATGATATCCTTGTACGGATCGCTATATCCTACGTCCGATATTCAGCCCGCACCGGATAAGCGTATTCTTCGCATGTTTGGAGGACCGCTCGATATTCAACAGTACCGCGAATTCCTATGCAAGGCCACAAAACCCCTGCAGTCTGCAATGCCTCCAGTACGGCTCTACATGCCATCTGTCAATACGCAAGCATCGACACGCGATGTTAAAACGTATGTAGCTCTCACCGTCGAAACGGTAGACAAGGCGTCTCAGCAACTCCGCCTCCGCCGCAACAAACCGGTACACGAGGGTGTTCCGACGCTCGATAAATGCTTAAGTGTTAAGTAGTCTTATCACACAATGGACGCTATAGTTCGCACCGCCTTCCTAGTCTATGCAGTCTCCAACGTATCGTCGATCTGGTCGTTTCTGGGCCACGCCGGTGTCTACTTCCTGCTTGACAACGCCACGTCGGTCGCAACGTGGGCTCGGGGCGTCCATAAGGCTGCCACGGCATCTGTTCCTGTAGACTCCGATGTATCAGCGTGCATTGAATGCGAGCGTGGCGTGGCACCGCCGCAGAAGGGCGGGCAGAGCCCTCCGTTTCTTACCCGCATGGACGCCGTCATTCATTACGTATCGTGCTCCCCTGCGACGAAACGCCTTCTATCTATCGCAAATCACGATTACCTCCCCCACGAGTTTGATCCGGTACGAGTCGGGGAAGACGTATTCTTTAAGCTGACGAGCGTAGATGTTGACGACGGGAATATTAAGAACATCAAGTTTCAGCTGTTTAGTCGTCAGGGGACGATTCGGGGACTGCAGGCGTTTGTAGAGTCGTGCAACCAAGAGTACGAACGCAAGATGCTGAATAAGCTGGGTCACGATTTATACTTTTTCGACCAGATAGTGGAGGGGAAGAAGAAGCAGCAACGATCCAACACCAACCCACTTCCTAGCGGGTTTCTGGTTTATTCGAAGCATAAATTTTCCACGACGAGGACGTTTGACAATGTGTACTTTGAGGAGCAGCCGGTGGTCAAGAAACGCGTGGAGTTTTTCTTGGAGAATCGTAGCTGGTATGAGCGAAAGGGTATTCCGTACACCCTGGGCTTTCTGTTTCATGGAGAGCCGGGTACGGGCAAGACCTCCGAAATCAAGGCGATCGCCAATGTGGCCCGCCGACACCCTGTGAATATTCAACTGTCGGAAATCAAGACCAAGACCCAACTGAGACACCTGTTTTTCAGCGACGATATTCATGTCTACAACGGCCAGACGCTCGAAAAATATACAATCCCGGTTTCGGAAAGAGTGTACATTATTGAGGACGCGGACGCTATGGGGGATGTTCTTCTGAAACGCGAATGGAAAAAGCCCGAGAAGGCTGCCGCCGCTGCCACTCCTTCAAAGGATCCGTTCGCACCAGAGCTGGACGACGATATTATTCGCGACCCGATCGATCTGGCCTTTCTGCTAAACCTGCTGGACGGAACTCTCGAATCGTCGGGACGTATTCTCGTATTTACTTCAAACTTTCCCGAACGGTTTGACCGGGCTCTTATTCGCCCGGGACGCATTGATATGATCATTCAGTTCAAAAAGTGCTCGTCGGCTATTTTGCGTGAGATGATTATGGGGTTTTACGACTTGGAGACGCTTGATTGGGATAGACCGGACCTCGACGGGAAATGGAGCCCCGCAGAAGTCAATCAGGTTCTGTTCAGGAATTTTGAAGACCCGAAGCAGGCTATGGAAGAGCTCGTAACACAGGTTCCAGGGGTGAATTTCGCAGATCAAACCCGTATACCAGAGTTAGTACTCCCTGAAGAATTAGAATAAAGAAGGTCCCGCTAATGATGGTGCCCATACTTCCTGCGACAGACGAGCCCGTCAAAATTCCCCAGAGCAGCCCGATAACCGGAAATGCCCAAAATACGTAAAATATAGAATACATTAGGTCGTTTCTCGTTAGCAGATCGTACCAAGCAACACCCGCTACGCACCACGCCAATATAAGTATCAGGAAGGAAGTGGTGTAGGAGAGTAGTTCTTGAAACGATCCTATGAACGGTTTGGAATGCGGCGGTGCAACATCGGCACGTACGGTAGTATCGTCGGTCGGTAGGATGCTTTCCGTGCTTGCGGCGGATCCGCTCATTATGTAGTAAACACGACATTTGCTTGCCCGTTCGTAACCTTTAGGAAATTGTACGACTCGATGTATACGATCGTGTTATACCCCTGAAATTGAACGTACGTATTTGTCGGTGCGGAATACACAGTGATTGTATTACCCGGCTGAATCAGTGGGGGAACTCCGGGAGCGGGAGATACCGTAGACCCCGCGGGAACCGGAACCTGAATGCTGCTGTTCACACTGTCCTTTGTTACGCACACGGCAGTTTGAGTGGTACTTGCTGTGGAAATCGTCGGCGGGACCAACAGAGTGTATTGAAACGTAGTTTTGTTGAACATGGATGCATTGACACTGCCCGACGGCTGAGTGATGGTATTCGGATCCAACGCAAACGAATACAAGTATATGCCCGGCAAGTCGCGGGACGGCCCGGTCGAGAAGCGAAAGTTCTGAATATCTCGGAAAAAATTGACATTCTTGGTTGTGAACCGATCCTTGCCGTCGAAAATGAGATTTCCCTCGACAAGAATGTCTTGGGCCCCCATATTGTTCGTGAACGCCGGACCCGACGTAAAAAGCTGCTGAGTCAAGTACGGGTTATTGAAGGGCTGTAGGCCGGTATTGAGGGTGGGATTGACGATCTCGTCCCAGTTTGTGTAATTGTCCCAATCATTCACTTCCGTGCGATCGTATCGCTGGAAGAGGGCTACAACGCGGGTGCACAGGTTAAACATTGGGATCAGCAGGTTGTTCAGCCCGTACTGCTTTTCCATGTAGACGTACCGCACCTGGCTGATAAGGAACGACCGTTCGTAGGCCGCTACGTGAGCTCGTTCCGTGTCCGTCATGAAAATGTAGTTGGCCTCGATGTAGGGATCGAGATTCCACGAAGTCAGTGACGAGTTCTGTGGGTTTCCTTGAGTGTCGGGGTATGACAAAAAATTCTGAATACCCGAGTACGGGCTGTTGGGGGCACCGGCGATTCTATACCCGAATGTCGGAGATGCAGGGTCCGTGTCCAGGACGGTAAAGATGTTGTACAGACTTGTAAATGTAACCTGTATCTCCACTTCCGACAGACGCATGGCGATAAGAGGCAGAGCCTGTGAAATTTCCTGGCAGAACCAGAATGGCAAGGGGATCGTCAGCTGTCGGCCGCGGATGGATGGGGCGGTAACGGGGTTTGCAGATGTTGCGATTGCCTGGGGATACTGGTTCATCCGACCATCGGCGTTGGCAGGGTCGTACATTTCCGTCAAGTTCCCGACCATTTGATCAACCGTCTCCCGCTTGGCTTTGGAATCCTTTAGGTAGCTCATAACCTTCATCCACTCCCCAGTAAAGGTGGCAATCTGGGTTCCGTTGAACGTGATCGCCAGTTCCTCTATCATGTTGAAGCCGAGATTGCGGACCCACTGGAATTCCATCGGCTCGGCCCCGTTGAGATTGTCGGTACGCACGAGGGGCGACCATATGTCGGGAATATTCACGCAAAGGTAGCAGTCGTGCAGCATGTCCGCATAGTTGGGCACCTTGAACCGAAAGGTCTTTGTTCCGGCGTTGGGCATGTTTGTATCGGTAACACCGCGGGGATCGATGCGAAAATGCTCCATTGCAAAGTTGGTCGTACGCTTGTAAAGTTTTGTAAAGTACGTCATGGACGGATTGCCGTTCACAAAGACGTTTTGGGCACCGTAGGCGGTGAGCTGCATGAGGCCGCCGGGCATATTATGTATAGACTATGAATAATGTATGCGTCACTGCCGTATATCGTAATCTTTGTGCTTCTATCCTTCGTCGTCATACACGCATACATGAGCATGCGATACGGGTATGACTGGATTGGATCTGCGACACGCAAAGTGGTTCGTCGAATGAACCCGACGGCTATGACCTCTATTACCGATCTTTACAATATCCCGAGGATGCCGTACATGGATCGCTTCGGAGAGTTTACAAACGTCCCGAAGAAGAAGGAGAACGCGTACTAGCACGGGTTAAATGTGTTCTTGCCAGGAGCCACCTTCTCGGGCCCCTGAACAAAGCCGTTCGTGTTCGTACAGCACGTTTGGTTGTATATCGCACTTCCAGCCTGGCAGCCGCCGATCGGCCGTACACCCTGTGCGGACACGTTTGCCCCCAAAAAGGTAGTAAACGTACTTGAAAACGCCTGCTTCTTCGATGCCGGATAATTGTTATAATATTCGGCACTAGCCTTGCGTTTTAGGTATTCCGTGACTTCGGATGCACTCGAGAACTTTACAGCCATTATATTTACAGGTAGGAAATTTGATAATGTAATGCCCACGCGATTTCTACTGGTCAGCACACACACGGAGCAGACGACGGGGTACTCGAAGGTCTCGCACAACCTTCTGAAGCAGCTGGCGACGCTGCACCCCGTTGTCAAGGTATTTCACTTTGGATTTCAGAGGTCTGCAGCACGTTCGCCGAAGCCCATGCGGCCTCTCGCAAACATTGTACAGTACGACGCGGCAGCAAACGAGGAGCCTCGCGAGCAAGGCTTTGGTTTCAATAAACTTAAGGAGTACGTCGAGACGGTAACCCCCGACATCATCATGATCTACAACGATCCGATTGTCGTCAATCAGTTCATGGAGACGATCAAGGATCTTCCGAAGACGTTCAAGTTATGGATCTACCTCGATCAGGTGTATGAGGGTGCAGACATGGGCCTGCTTCGGCGGATCGAGAACATGGCAGACCGCATCCTTTGCTTCACGGACAGCTGGAAGGCACACCTGAAGACGCGATTGACGACGGCAACGCTGCCTATCGATGTTTTGGAGCACGGTGTAGATACGATCACGTACAAACCTGCAGCTGCCGGCGAGCGTATGGCATTTCGCAAGCAGCTGAATATTCCGGGTGATGCCATCGTGTTTCTGAATGTCAACCGCAATTCCCAGCGGAAACGTCTCGATCTGACGATTATGGGCTTTGCTCGTGTTCTTCTAACCAATCCAAACGCCTACCTCGTTATCGTGACAGGTGTCAAGCCCGAGGCAGGCAGTTACTACAACCCACTGGCAATCTTTATGAACGAGCTCAAGCGTGTGGGTCTCGAGCCCACGAGTTATGGGCAGCGTCTGATCACGATTGATACGACGCCCCCGAATGTATATTTTAGTGACGACGTTATCAACCAGATGTATAGTTCGTCGGATATTGGTATTAACACTTCGAACGGCGAGGGCTTTGGCCTGTGCCAGCTGGAGCATATGGCAACGGGTGCTCCGCAGGTGGTTATGGACATTGGCGGGTATCGTGCCTTCATGGATGAGTCGACGGGCGTCTTCATCAAACCCTCGACCTACGAGTACCTTGCACAGCTGGCCGGGGTTGGCTCGACGCAGGTTTCGGCGACGGCCGAGGAAGTCGCGGATGCCATGAAGAAGGCGATTGGCATGCTGTCGCCCGAGACGTCGGCCAAGTGCATCAAGGCGGCAACGGATCGCCCGTGGTCCAAGGTTTGTGACAGCTTTCTGGAGTCGATCATTTCACCTCCTTCGGCTCCTACCTCAGTCACAGTTCCTACCATCCCGTCTAGATCTAGTTAATTGGCTTCTGTCGTAAAGAACTGAATCCGGTCGGGCAGTAATGTTCCTATCCGGAGGAGACGCTGAGCATCTCCGAACGCTGGCTCGTCAAACACCTCTTTCGAATCGGGGTCCACCAAAAACACAATGTCTTTAATACGAATCCTCTGCAGTCTTCGCCCACGCTTGATAATGTTACGGAGATACGAGTCGTCGCGTTCGTCCGACTTCATATTCGGATTGTACGCGAGTTCCTCGCCTTTGATTGTCGAGTCAAACCGCATGCACTGTAGAACGGGTTGTTCCCGACTATGAAGTTTACGATGAATTTCACAGTCGACGGCCGCCTGCTTAATAAGCCGAGTAATTCCTTCGGTAATACGACCTTTTTCGTACGAGACTTCGTATAGAAACTCGTCGCTGGACAAGAACGCATCATCGTTTGATCCATCGTACCGTTTGGAACGCGTGTCTGTTCTGCGAATGGGTACGACGTTGTAGGCGGTTGTTGATGCGGTCTGGGCTTTTGTAAATACCGAAAGGTAGAAAGAAATGCGAATCGTGCGTTCCTCGATAGGCACAATATTGTCCGTGACGACGCCATCTACGAGCGTCTGACGGGTGGCGTGTGAACACAAACGAATACCGCGTCCTATCACTTGATCGTGCCGTGCAGGATTCCAATGGGGCTCGACGATGTGGAGTCGTCGGACGTTTTTCAAGTTAATACCTTCGGCACCGCTGGACGTTGCCATAAGAATTGTCAAAAGTTTCTTGGCCCCCCTGGCCGCAATGCTTTCGCGGATCGTCTGTGCGTGCTCTGCATAATTTGCCTGAAGACCCTTGAAGTCCTCGTTGAAGATTAGACGCATGATCTCTTTTTCGGTCGAATCCTCTTCGCCAGTATAGAACGCAAACGCTAATTTGGCGGGATCCATATCTGGACTTTCACGGTACTTGCCGTCCACTTTTGCAAGTTTGTACTGTTGCAGCCCGTTCGCCTCAAGAATAGCACCGAGTACGCCGAGACCCTCTAACTTGCGATAGTTCGAGTAAACAAACTGGTTGTGGTCGCCCTCTTCGAGAATGTTGGCAAGGATTTTTGCCATTTTGGGAGAATAGGTAGCCAGTCCCGCCGGACGCAAGTACTTGTCGGGATTTTCACGGAGCCTTGCCAGAATCACCGACTTGTCGGCTTCTTTCTTCTCGTCCTTTGGCTGCTCCCCGATCATAAGTGCTTTCAGCTCGTTCGGAACTGCGTAGTTGCAGACCAGGCGGGAGAGGACGCGGTAATACGAGAAATCTTCGTTCAGTGAATCCGAACCTTTTGCACCCTTCTTTCCTTCGGACTGCACTTCTTCCCACCGCTGCTCGAGGTACTTGTTGAACTGCTCGTCGGACATTTCAATTTTTTCCAACATTTTGTCGTCCTCGATCCGTTTGGGCAGCATGCGTTCGTCAGACCCTTTGTAGTAGGATACGAGACCCTGAATGCGTTTCTGGAATAAAAGAGCATTCTTAACGTCGAGTCCGTCAATGAAGGTGTTCATAAACTCCTGGAAGTTGGTGGGTAGGCACTCAAGGTATTCGACAGACACATACTCTCGGGCTGCGATAACTCCGCCCGGAAAGGTTGATCCAAAACTTCCGCGGATACTATCGACCCAATCCTTCGACGTCTTGCTATCCATGTCGCGGTCGTACTGGACCGCAATGCGTGTCCCAGAAGAACCATACACCGACTTGAAGTGGGGTGGGTTTCGAACAACTTGAATAACACGCTTTACGCTGTTAAACTCGACGGTGTCCACTTCGGGCATCTTGCGGAAAAAGGAGCCCATACCTGCCTCGTCCCACGTTGGCAGCTCGCGGACCGGGATGAGAATACGCTCGGCGGGGCCACGGAGAAGGTTCATAAAGTAGGCAATCTCGTTCGGTCGATTAATGACGGGTGTGCCCGAAAGTAGGACGACCTTGCAGCTCTTGGCGTAATACATGGCGTCGTAGATCCGCTGGCCAATATTTGAACCGCTGATGACGCGTGAAATCAAGTTGTGGGCTTCGTCGACGATTACCACGCTGTCGTTAAAGACAGTAGACGTCTTGGGATCGTCTTCGGGAATCAAAACTTTCACGCTCTCCGAATTCAAGCCGTTGTAATTAATGAAGGTGTACCGTGCATCAATCATCGCCGAGATCTGCTTGTCAATACCCTTGCGGATATCGAGTGGTAGTGTGTTGTAATTGGGCTCTTTGCCCGGAACAGTTACGTAATAGCGGCCCTCTGTGCGAAGAAGCTCGTCGGGAATGCGGAGGGCGAGAGCGGGGACCTTGTCGGCCTCGCTGCTGATCACTCGGGTCTCCCAATAGTTGTCGAGCATATATACGGGATCACCGCACTTGCGAATTTCCTGCCGAAAGTTGTTCTGGAGGGAGGCAGGCAGCATTACGAACACCTTTTTGTCCGACAGTAGGCTCTCTGCCACTCCGATCGCCGAACAGGTCTTGCCGGAACCCAGGCCGTGATACACGAGTAGTCCACGGTACGGCGTCTCGATCATAAGGTAGTCCCGTACGAGTTTCTGGAAAGGTAGAAGCTCCCGGGCCCCCTTGGCAACCGATTGGCGGACACAGACATCCACGCCATCCTCGTCATCGGAGGTATCGAGCTTGCGGTACTTCATAAAAATTCGGGCAATGTAATCGGCAAATGCCTTTCGGTTGGGTAGAACCGCCGCTGCCATTGTATGGACATCGCAAATAAAATACGATCTCCATACAATGTTCTCGCTTGATAACGATCCGCGTATGTGGATGGTCACGATCTATTTATTTTTGACATCGGCCCTTCTGTACTTTAAGCCGACGATCGTGTTTGACGGAGGCAAGGTGCGTGAGTTTGGCACGGGGCGAAAAGATGCAACCGTATTTCCGCTATGGTGGTGGATGCTCATACTCGCCATCATCTCCTACCTCTTTGTCCACTTCGTCATGCAGCTCTAAATTGCTACAACCGCAGGGGATGCCGCCTCTCTCGCGGCCTCCAAGTCCAAGTCTTTCTGTCTCTGCAGTGCGAGCATCCGCTTCCGGAATGCGTCGGCTTCATCCACGGTGGGAACGCACGACGCCGTTGTCGCTGCCGATCGAAGGCTGAAAATTCCCGCGAGTGCGGCCAGCATGAGTGCATACCCGAACGAAACCCATACTGCTGACTCTTTCGTGAGACCGAACATCATAAAAAACTTGTCGAACTGAATGCGAATGTACGGTATGGAGATGAAGACCCATGCGATGACTGGGTACATTCCCCACCACGAAGCTTCTACGAGAGCGGATTGCACGTTCTGCTTCTGGCATTCGCTTGTCGAAAATATGATTGCGTACACGATGCCTAGACCGAAAAAAATCGTATATATCCCCACACCACATAGGGCTATCATTGCGATACTGGTCAAAACCATCCTTATTCAATAGGAAGACGAACTTCAAAGAGTTGTACAATACGCACGAGTTGTTCGAGTATGTTGCACCTCTGAATGTAGTGCGGTCGTGTGAGGTCCATGCACTCGGATACGGTCTTCCACCCTATCGCAGAAATTTCCCGACGCTGCATATCGGTAAATTTCTGGTGAATATCGAACGGCTCCGTCAAGAGTCCGACAAAGTAGCGATGCTGGTATGGAACGCCGTTGGTCCCTACAAACGTCTCTTCCAGCTGAACGCCATTGACAATGATGTAGGATTTTCGAAGGATGTTGGTCTCCTCGAAGAACTCTCGTTCGGCACAGACCGTGTCGTTCTCGCACCGCATCCTGCGGCCTTTCGGAAATCCCCACTCGGGCTCGTCGTAGCTCGATACCGTGGTCTCCAGTAGCGACTTTACGAGTTCGAACCTCTCTTTGGCGATGATGACTTCGTGATCGCGTCGATCCGTCCACATCTTTGCCCAAATCTGGGCAAAGGGTTCGTTCAAAAGTCGTACGATCTCGGAACGCGTCATATTTTCAATTAGGTTTCGCACGTAGTCTATCCGCGTCGGGTCGTATTTCCCACGAACGAATTCTGTGAACGACATACTATCCTTGCGACGAACCATGAGAAGTTCGACATCGTTAATATCCTCGATTGGCAGTTGCATGCGTTCCGTAGGGCGTCTTCGATTGCGAAGGAGTATGACACCGCACGACAATACCGGGTCGGGACATTCTCTGAACGGGTGACCCCGTAGACCGCAATTATTACAGAATATATTCATTGGCTGCTTGTATCCAGCCCTGCCTTTTTCCCTTCCGTTTTTACCTGCTTCATACATAATGAGTACGTCTGCACCGTCGGTTCCGCAAGTACAATGCCCTACTCCTTCATCTGCTCCCGCGGCATCCGCGGCATCCGCGGCATCCACTCCCGCCAGCAACACAGGTCTTATCATAACGGGCGTCGTCGCCGGCCTTGTGGTTCTGGGTCTCGGCTATTATTTCTTTTTCCGCAGTGAGGGTCCGATCACGTCTCGCTTCATGTCGTTTCTGATTTACTCGGTCGTGCTGTCCCTTCTGATTTTCGGAATATTCTTCTTCGTCTTTGGAATCCAAGGAGATGCGACGGTTTCCGGAAATCTGGCCAGTACACCGGTTGATTCGGCGTCGGCAAGCACGATCCCGGGTGCCATGCTGCCCGCTTCGTCGGGCGTTCACGGCGGAAACTACGGTCTGCAGTGGTGGATGTTTATCAAGGACTGGGACTACAAGTTTGGCCAAGAAAAGCCGGTGCTCGTGCGTGGATCCGCAGGTGCATACAATCCGTATGTATATCTCCACCCCACCGACAACAGCCTGTGTGTGAAAATCAGCGTGTTTTCGGGAGCGGGAGGAGCGGCCCAATCGAGCTCTCCTGCCCCCGTCGGAAGCGATGGATCCGCCACAGACGACTCCTTCACGTGCAAGGTCGAGAACGTACCTCTCCAGTCCTGGTTCTGCGTGAACTTGTCCGTTCAGGGTCGCAACGTCGACATTTACCTGAACGGTCTGCTCGTGCGGTCCTGCCTCCTGCCAGGCGTACCCAAGACGCCGACCGGAGATCTGCAGCTGATGCCCAACGGCGGCTTCTCGGGAAATCTGATTGACGTCTACCACCAGTCCAGGGCTTTGACGCCCAACGACGCCAAAGGGTTCTGTGCAAAAGGTACGAGCGGCAAGAATTACAATGAGCTGCCGTCCAAGTCTCTCTTCGGGTACAATGTCAAGTTTTCCGTCAACGACAGCAGTACTGGAAAACAAATAAAACAATACACGCTCTAAACAATAATGGAGGTGGGCACGATACTTTTATCGCTTATGACGCTGATTGTCGTTGGCATCGTCACGCTCGTCATATACCAGCTCGCCAGCGGCATGGGGTATGCACTTCCGTCGGGAATATCGCCGGTAAAAACCAGCGTTCTGCTTATTGATGCACTGCACGAGGGTCGCGATTTCCTGAAGCTGGACAGTGTACTCCCTCGCTCGCAAAACGAGGTAGATGGTATTGAGTACACCTTCGCCGCTTGGCTTCTCGTGAATGACTATGATGATGGAAAGAAGCCCGTCATGTTCGTCAAGGGTAACTCCGACCTGTCGATGCAGTCGCCCTCGGTGATTATGCACGGCGGCCGCAACGAGATTCATATTACCCAGGACACCTACGAATCTACCAAACCAGGGAAGATAGTGGTACGCAACCTTCCGGCCGGAAAAATGATACACCTTGCCGTATCTGTGAACCAGCGATCCATGGACGTCTACATTAACGGAACGCTGTATCAGCACCTTACCCTAGCCGCCTTGCCACTGCAGAACAGTGGAGCCGTATACGTCGCCGACAACGGAGGTTGGAAGGGACTTATCGGAAGTTTTATCTACTACAACTACGCTCTGTCGCCACAGGATGTTCGGTCGCTCGCTAACACGAAACCCAAACGTGACCCGAACGACATTCCGCCGTACGCTCCTTACCTAGACACGAGCTGGTGGATCGATAAATACTAAAATGTAAGCGTAAAATAATGCCTATTCCAAAGAAACAAACGACTCGCAGCCGCAGCCGCCGCCAGCGCCGGCGAAAAGTCGGCGGCGGCAAAAATGTATTTGTTCTTTACGAATCCGGAGAACATCTAAAAGAAAGTCCAACACTTCTATCTGTATTTAACACACGTGAGGCCGCACTGAAGAGAGTGGAAGAACTCATTGAACCTATGAACATAGATATAAAGGCTTCTGCCGAAGATCCCGAAGACGCAGGCGAGTTTATCATGGAAGCGGGGGGCAACGGAATGGTTGCGTATAGTGAATCTCAAAAAGGCGGGTTTTACGTGAAAGAGCTACCGTTTGAAGAATAGCGTTAAATCACCATCTGCATGTTTCCGATGGCCGCATTGGCTTCCTTTTCGCCGCTTGAAATTCGAGCCGTCGATTCGTCGAACTTCTTCTTAAGAACGGCTATGTCTTCGTCTTGAACTTTATCGTGCGTTTCAAGCTTGTCGAGTCGCACGAGGGTATCGTCCACACCTTCCTTCGACGACGACGACGACAACGGGGGGATATTTACTAGGAGCCACAGGAGTGTGGCTGCAAGCACGACAAACCCGATAGCGAGATACTTTTTCAGCCTCATGTATATCTTTATTCTGTGATAAAGATACAAAGAAACAAATGACGTCATGCTTTTTCAATCCGGCAGACAAGGATAGCAATGCCCAGTATAGCACCCGTATGTTTAGTTCTTCCGACGTGACCCGCATGATTCGGGACCAGTCGGTGCGTAACAACTACGTGCAGCTGAACTCGAAAAAGCTGAATGTTCGTGGCGGTGTGTCGCATGGGGATTTGTACGCCATTGCGCACACTGTCGGGTCGTATGCTACGGCGTCCTCGCTCACGTCGGCATCGTACGGCCAGTGCACGCCGTGTGCGGGAATTCCGTTCCAACCCCAAGCTGCTATAAATGTTATTCGAAATATATCGTAGACATGAATTATTATGCGTCTGTCTTATCCGCCACCAGATCTGCATCGGCCTTGCGAGGAGAGCGGCGCATGGTTTCTTTTAGCGTTCTTCGGAGCTTTTGCTTCTGCGTTCCGCTCAGCGTCCCCGGCTTATAGGTAAAAAAGAACCTCAAGAAATCGCTCGACTTTCTTGATGTTTTTTCCTTGATGTTGGCCGTATGCTCCTTGATATCACGGAGCGTCGCCTGCTTTCCAATGCACTCGAGCGGGGTTAGAAGCTCGAATCGCCGAGACGCTTTTTTGGAGTGCGCCAAATCGACGAGGCGCTGAGTAATGCAGACAATGCGATTCTCGTCGTACCCTTCCAGAAAATGGGCGTCGGCATACACGAACCCCATGAAAAATTGAAGCAGGGTTGGAATCGATGCCACTTTCAGGCCATTCTGCAGTTCGTGATAGCTGTGGCAGCCCGCCGTCTGAAATATGCGGACAAGTAGTGTCTTATTCTCCACGATATCCACATGAGCCGGCAAAAGTTCGGCATAGGCGGGATGTTCGACAACCTTGACTCGGTGTTCGCCGAACACGTCGACGAATTTCTTGACTTCGTCTTCAATGGACGGTGTAAGAATATCAATAGGTACGTTCCACAAATTCTTGCGGCTCTTCGAGTGCAGTTCGATGGCGTGCGATCCCAGCAGGACAAGATTCTTACCGTGTACGAGGCGCTCGATCGACTTGCGTTCTTTGTCGGTCAGTACAATCGGAGGCGGTGGGGTCGTCTCCCCATATACGCTGCAGCCGACGGTGTAGTGCTTATTCAGGAGCATCAGGCGATCGTAGACTTTCTTCCAGCGAGATACATCGCCCCTTGGTCTAGACAGCTCTAGATACATGGACATCCGCAAAAAGTTGGGAGTGACATAGTGAATCCCGTTACGGTGAATATTTTCCTTCCACAGCTTGTCGAAAATATTCGGGTCCAAAAACGTTATGTCAGCAACACCCATAAAGTTCACAAACACTTTGTAGGTCATGAGATGGGTACCGGGCTTTACTTCTACCGATTTGAAGCCGAGTTTACTGTACTTGTCGGCAAGGCGAAGGGCATGAACCTGTGGCTCTTTGCTATAGAAATCGTAGTCCGGAATATCATATTCTGGATCATAAAAGCGGTCTTCGGGAGGAAGAAGATTGTTAATAGCGGTTCCTCCGTAACATAGAACTCTTGTAACTTTCAAAAATTCTTCGACGATACTTAGGATCTGTTTTACGGCGGGATCGTGCGCCGCCTCGTAGTCCACCTTGTCCTGGGCTTGTTCGAGGAGCGACGTGTCCATTATATGAAGATGACAAAATGGATTAAATTGCCACGAACAAGTAATAGCATCACACGATGGCATCCGAAATGCGTAAAATTCAGAGACGCCGCACCAAGAGCGGAGAGGCCGCCCCGCCCCCGCCCGATACGAATGAGCCAAAATATAATCTCCGGTCTAAGGGTCCCGCTCCCGTTCGCTGGGTGGACGACGACACGCTGTTTGACGACTACGAGGCGAAGAATGGGCCGCCGGCTCCCGAAAGTCCGCAGTCACCCAAGACAGTGCACGGTATTCAGGTACCCGCAAACATTCCGGTCTCGGTGAAGATCCACTTGCACGCCAAGGTCAACGCCGAGATTGTCGACGAAGACGAAGACGACGAGGATGAATACGACGACGAGGACGAGGAAGACGACGAGGAGTATGAGGACGATGACGAGGACGAGGAAGAGGAGTCGTTTCTCGGGAAGCTGCTTGCCCACCATCTGGGGGGAGGCGGAACCAGAAAGCGCAGCGGCGGCACTGGCAGCGGCAAGCCGAAGGTCACCGTGGACGAGGATGAGGAAGACGAAGTTCCTATTAAACTGTACCGCAAGGAGCGGAACTACTTTGAGGATCTTAACAAAAAGGAGCGGAAGAAGACGATCCGGCAGATGTTTGCTGTATCCGAACTGCTTGGTGATACGGAAGTTCCGTATAAGTTCCGAGTGCTTTCACTGGATACAACGCCGAAGATCCAGACGGAGATCATTCGCAAGGTGGATGCCATGACTCGTATGGGCAATGAGAGCGGGGAGACCCAGAAGCTCCGCAACTGGGTAGACGCCATTTTGCGGGTTCCGTTCGGCAAGAACATTCCTCTGCCGGTGACCTGCAAGGACAGCGCCGAATCGTGCTCGGACTTCCTGAAGGCGTCGAGGGTCACGCTCGAGAAGGCGACGTACGGCATGCTGCCCGCCAAGACGCAGATCATGCAGATTCTCGCCCAGTGGATCTCCAACCCCGATTCGGTTGGAAATTGCATTGCGATGAAAGGTCCGATGGGTACCGGCAAGACGTCCTTTGCTCGCAACGGTATTGCCAACGTCCTGAAGCGCCCCTTCATGTTCTTCTCGCTCGGCGGGGCGTCGGACATTGCGCACTATTCGGGCCACTCGTACACCTACGAGGGCTCGATGTGGGGTCGAATTATCGACGCCATCATGCAGGCGGGCTGCATGAACCCCGTACTCTACTTTGACGAGCTGGACAAGATTTCGGGAACACCGCACGGCGAGGAGATTACGTCGATGCTGATCCACTTGACGGATCGGTCGCAGAACTCCCAGTACCACGATCGCTACTTTGCTGGAATCGACTTTGACCTGTCGCAGTGCCTATTCGTGTTCTCATTCAACGACGAAACGAAGGTGCATCCCGTTCTGAAGGACCGCATGTCGGTCATCCAGTGCTCGGGGTACACGAACGACGAGAAGAAGATTATCGTAGCGAACTATGTGTGGCCGGAAGTACTGAAGCACGCCGGCATCAAGCGTGAGGACCTGAGTGCCACGGAGGAGGCGGCCGAGTACATTATCCGAGAGTACTCCAACGGAGAGCAGGGTATGCGCAACATTATCCGAGTCGTGGAGACGGTCGTGTCTCGCATCAACCTGCTCCGCCTCTCTGACGAGGAGAGTGGCAAGAAGTACAAGTTCTGGACGAAGATTCAGTTCCCGATGAAGCTTACGAAGGAGACCGTCAAGACACTGCTGCTCGACGTCGACGTGGCACCGCCGGAGACCTGGCGTTCATTGTACAACTAAAATACAGC